CTGTGTAATAATTCTCTCAACAAAACAAAAAGAGAGCTTGAAAAAGCCTAAAGATAGCCAAAAGGTTATCAAGGTTTATCAAGAGCTTATAAAAGAGTTTTGTAAATATGAGGTAAGTAAAAAGAGGCTAAGACGTCCTAACCGACCAAAGTTTAAACGTCCTAACCCTTTGGAAGTTGCGGAGTTAATCCGCTTGTATAAAGTACTTAAAAAGTACCTATACGCCCTTAAGGAGGGGCAAACAAAATGTTATCATTAGATAGCTTAAACCTTATTAAAAACGTGTATGCTGAGCTAACCAGCGGAGATTTTGAGAGCTTTAAAGAGCTTGTAACTGACAACAAAAATCAATACTTCAGAGATGGGGCTAACCTTTGCAAGGCTCTTTTAATTGAGAGCGAGCGAGGCAGTTTAGAATTAAACTACTTAAAACACGAAGTAAAAACAGATACACAGGGATTTTATGCGCCTTGTTACATTATAGCCAACAATGGGGAGCTTTACAACCTAAAGCAAAAACAAGGCTTTGAGCCAGTTATAAGTAAAGTAAAAGACAGCTTAAAAGCGGACTTTGCAAAAGCTGCAAACCTAAATGAGAGACTTATCGAGCTTTTGACAAATACAAAGCCTATCCCAAAACTTGAGTTTGTAAAAGTAAGCGCTGGGTACAACCTCGATGGTCTCCCTCACTCTTGCCAAAGCGGTAAGGGTCACCGATTTGAATGCCTAGATAATATGGCTCAAATGGCTCTTTTAAAAATAGGCTCAAGGATAGCCGCAAGGGCTATTATATGGGATAGTGATACGATATTTGATGAAACAAAAGGCGAATATATAAAAGAGCGTTGCGCTGACCGCCTTTATTATGGTGACAGCAACGATAGGGACGAGTTTATAAAAGCCCTAGAAGCTGAGGGGATTAATCTATTATGGGGCGTGACTAATTCAAGGCTAAAGCCTGAAACTGGGGATTATAGCATAAGCATAGGGGACACGAGCGCCATAAGTTGGCTAGATACTTTTAGCCTAGAAAAAGAAGGACGCCTTTACTCATACGACTGGGTAAATGGTGGATACTCAGACGATACTTTAAATGAGCTTGCATCAAATGAGGGCTTTACTAGAGCCTTTTTAAGTGTAGATGAAGAGGGGGGCAGAGACTTAGAGGACGTAAGCAATAAAGTTTATTCTGAGTATTTAGGCGAATACATAGACAGAGAAAACGCAGTTTATAGCAATAGTCAAGCGGACTGGTTAGACGAGGATAGCGCAGTTTATTCAAACTTTCAAGACGACTACATAATCTATACTTATGCTTACTTTTCATCAATAGAAAATGACTACATTGATGAAGATACATACGAGCATAATAAGCGAATAGCTACCATTGTAGGTCAAAGTGAGGAGTGGGTTAGGACTGATAATAAAGATTATGTACCTTATAAAGGCGATGAATATCACAGAATAGCCCTAGAGGATGCGGTGTATATAGAAAGTATGGACGAGTATGTAAAAGCTGACGAGGCTTATTATATTGATGAAATAGATGAAAACGCACGCAGTGACTGGGATAAAGATGAGCTAAAGGATTATTTAGCGGATAGCTTAAGCTCATATAGCAAGCAAGAGATTGTAGAGCTAATAGAAAAATATGGATTTTAATAAGGGGGTGGCACTATGATAACTATAAGAAATAAAGAGGGGCTTATTGAAGCCCTTTGGGGATATAAAGAATTTACTTATGGCGGACACGTTGAGGCTAGATTATATGGAGAAACCTATGTTATTACTGATTATAACGTTACTATCCTAGTAATAAAAAGAGATAGAAGCGTGCTATATTTTGATAATAGCTTTTATAGTAATACGACAAGTAAGCTACAAAACTTATTAAAAGAAGTGTTTAACTTTGTAGCCCCTGAGCGTAAGGCTTACCTTTTTGATACTACAACTAAAAAAGCTTATTTAGGGGGTACTTATGGAGAAGTTAGCTTTAATAAAGATGGCTTAATTCTTTTTGCAAGTATAGGGCAGATAGGCAGCAAGGGCGTAAGATTTTATAGTCCAAAGAGTTTAGAAAGCATCATATCTATAAGCTTTGGTGGTGTGTGGTGTGGTATAGAAACAAAACTATTAAGAGGGGAGGACTGAGCTATGTTAAGTAGAAGTGAAATAATAGATAGATTAAAAAGCTTTAAGGATTTTGATACCTATACTAACATAGAGGCTTTTAATACAGACGTGGGATTATATGTAGTTAAATCTTGTGTATGGCACAAAACTATGCTTATTATAGATAGAGTACAAGATAATAAGGTTATCTATTTAGATAATAGAATACTTTGCGCCGATATGGGGACTTTTTTAAAAGTTTTAGCAGAGGCTTATAACCTTGATAGAGATTTTAGAGAGCGTAAAGAATACATAGAGGGCGCAATAGACCTCTTGAGAGGGCAACAAGAAGTTTTAGGATATATTGTAGGGGGCGAGAGAGATAATAGGGGCGCCTCTCTAGCAGGTAGGACTATAAGGGCATTTTTTAACAATAAAAGGGAGCTTACATTAATAAAACTAGCTAATAGAGACGTCTTTTTTAATCCTAATAGCTTCTTTTTAGAGAGTGCAAGGATAACTTTATATCTTAAGGGGAGCTTAGCCTTTTCAACAAGCTTAAGTAACTTAACAAAGCAGGAGGTATCACTATGATTATTAATGGATATTTCAAGCTAGCAAGGGACGGCTCAGTTTTTAAAGGTGGCTTAGATATAAGCGACAAGGGCGAAGTTGTATCAATGTATGGTAAGCTTATGAAGCACAGACCAGACGCAAGTTTTAAAGAGCTAAAAACAGCCTATACAGCAGGCGAAGTCTATGTTAGCTCAAAGGATATGCTGCTGCTAGGTAATAAAGCAGTGGTAACAAAAGGAGTAAGAATATGAGAGACTTAATAAAACTACTTGGATACTCTAAAGAAAGCTTATGGCAATATTTAGAGGGATTATCTTATGCTGATTATGATAAAATCATAGTCCCTAATGGTGGGATTATCTTTGTACCAAAAGGCAAGGAGCAATACGCCCTTGTGTGCGTGCATACAGATACCATTAATGACGCTAGAGCAGCCAAAGCACCAACTGAAAGGGAGCTCTACATAAGAAAGAATTATATAGCCCTCTTGCCAAATGCTGATTGTGCTTGCTTAGGTGGAGATGATAGGTGCGGAGTTTATATAGCTCTTAAGCTGCTTGATAGGGGCGTGCCATTTGCCTTTGGCTTCTTTACAGATGAAGAGATAGGGGGCTTAGGTAGCTCAAGATGTATCAATGCTATTGAAGCTCTTAATGTTACTTCATTTATAGGACTTGATAGAAGGGGTAGTAACGAGCTAGCATTATATGGCTGGGATAACGAGGAGCTTATATGCCTTTTTGAAGCTATGGGATATAATACAGCTTTTGGTAGCTTTACTGACGCTAGTAACCTAGCAGGAGCTCTTGGGATTGCCTGCGTTAATCTTAGTATAGGCTATCAACACGAGCACACGCACAGCGAGTTTATAGACTTTACAGCAACGCTTAACACTCTTAAAACCCTTAGCACTAGAAGGATTATTGAGTATCTTAATAGTAAAGAGTTTCTAGCTGAGTGTGATGCTATGGGTGCTTATGATTATTACTACGATGATGGGTATTACAGAGATGAGTATGGCTGCGATGAATATGGCTATGATGATACTAGAGGCGTAATGTATTACGACTATAAATAAAGATAGGAGATATAGAGATGAAACAGTACAAGACTATTCTAAAAGAAGCTTGGGATAACCTAGAGAAGGTAGAAGTTGTGTCTAGCTTGAGCCCTGAGTTTGAGCTTAGAGACCTAAAGGGTAAGATAGGTATATTAGACGTGCGTTATAGTAATGCTTATAGTGGCTCTTATCAAAAGATGGCAGTTATAGGTTATGATAAGAAGCTAGAGTGCTACATAACAATAGGCGAAGTAACCCTAGATAATAAACTAGACCCTAAAGTTTCTACAAGTAAAGTCTCTTATGCCTTTGCCCCTGTGGATAGTGGCTGCGAGAATTGCAGGCTAGCTAATCATAAAGAGATTAGAGCTTGGCTGTCTATATAAATAGAGGGATTTAGGATGCTTATAACCTACAAAGGACAAGAGCTAACCAAAGAAGAAAAAGACTTCATAGGTTGGTACATAGTTTTTTTACCACAAGTTTGGGTAGTAATTACTATGGGAACTTTTATAGTAGCTTGGTGGCTAGCAAATACTTATCAATACAAGTGGGAAAATATAGGCATATTCTATTTCTTTTATTGCTTATGCTCTCTTAGTGGCTATGGGGCTACTCACGACAACCTAGACAATTACAGAGCAGGGCTAATAAAGCAACAAAAGATAGCAACAGAGCCCAAACCATCTAGGCACTATACAAGACGTCTTAAAGGGGAAAGCGATGAGGAGTATCTTATAAGGATACTAGAGAAGCAAGCACAATATGGCGGAGCTGATGCTATCTATAAACGCCTTAAATACTATTATGAGATGTATGAGCTAGATAGAAAAAAGAGAACGCCAAAGGGCTTAAGGTGCAGAAAGGAGCGTAAGGATGTATAAGAATAAAAATGGCACTTGGTGCAGTGATTTTATAATGGACGGCGTAAGGTTTCAAAGAAGATATCCTAACAGCACTAAAGCTGAAGCTCTAAGATTTGAGAAAGAGTGGAAAGAAAGAATACGCAAGGGCAAAGCTGAGGATGAGCTATGGGAAACTGATGTAAGCTCAGCTAGAGGTGGTATGAAGCTCTCAGAAGCCCTAGACTTCTTGCACGATAGATACTGGCAATACCTAGATGATACAACCCATTATAGAGTGTGCCTTAATAGAGTTATAAAAGCCATAGGAGACAAAGAGGTTTCAGAGCTTACAACAGCTGACCTATATGAGCTAAAGGATAAGATGCTAAACAAGGGAGTTAATGGCAAGATATATTCGCCACACTCTTTTAACTCATCTCTAGTAGCTCTTGGAACAGCACTTAGGATACTTGAAGGTCTTGAAGTAGTTAAGTTTAAATCTAAACCAAACTTCAAAGGACTTCAAGCTAGGCAAGTGATACCCAAAAGACCTGCTTTAAGAGATGATGAGCTTCTAAAAACTAAAGAGTTTCTATATAACAGAGCTAAAAAATCTAAAGCACTATCAAGTGTAGAGATATACGAACTCTTTATAGTCCTATCTAATCTCGGACTAAGACCTGCTGAATACTTTGCTATTGAGCTAGGAGATATTAGTTTTGAGTATGATACTATCACTATCTCAAAGGCAATTAAGACACACAAAGGCACTGGCACTATCATAGGAGCTCCTAAGAACGGACACAGCAGAACCTTACCTTGTGGAGAGAATGTTATGGAGGTCTTTAGAGCCATAAAGCAACGCTTAGAAATAGCTAAGAGCGTAAGTAAAGCGGAGGCTAGGAGACTTTTTACAGAGACAAAAGACGACCAAGTGCTTAAGATGACGTACTACTGGGTGTCTCAAGGGGCGTATGATAACTGCAAAGACTTACCACTTGATAAGTGTCCTATAACCCACCTAAATCACGATACAGCAAATCGTATGTGGTGGGCTGTGAGAAACCATCTTGGATATTTAGGGACTAGCAACACTCATGGACTTTACGTATTACGCCATACAGTGGCTTCTAGGTTAGTGAGTTTGAAGGGATTTAACGCACATAAACTGATGGCTTTTATGGGTC